AGGAATAAACCTACGCTTAAACAGTGCTTGCCCCTCTTTACTGTGTCCTTTTGGATACACTAAGGTGGTACTACTCTCAATATCGGTAGCATCAAAGGCTTTTCCCGCTGGAGAAGGGTCAATAAACATCTTCTTCACCCAAGCATGACCCGGACCACCCGGATTTGTTGTAGCTCTCATGAAGATTGGTAGGTCTGCTGCTGCTGTACGCAGACGAGAACGCATATAGTTCCACGGAAATGGCGTATGCCACTGCGTCAACTCATCAAAACCAATCCAGCTAAACGCCAAACCTTGATATCTCAATACGTCTTCATCTCTATCAAGGTAAGACATCCATAGTCTAGCCCCTGATGGTGCTTCCCACTGCATCTTTCTCTCACTCCACTTGATGCCGGGGTAAATCTTTGGATAAAGCTCTTGGCTTTTCCAGATGAGTTCTCGAAGTTCCTCTGTCGTGTGACGCAGAAGCAACCCAGAAAACTGCGGATGCACCATATACCTAAGAGGATCTGCAAGCATGGCATAACTTTTACCACCACCAGCAGCTCCACCATACAACACTTCCCTCTCTGAAGATGCTAAGAAGAATGTTTGAGGCCCCGGATTGGGCTTAAACAACACTTCTCTCTCATCAGCTATTGGAAGCTGTGTCTCCTCCGAGCTTGCTATCGATATATTGGGTGAGCTTGCTGTAGCTTTCTGACTCGAAGTATCCGGTTTGGTCTTCTTTGCCGAGCCTCTTTTCGTACCTCTGCGCTTGCTCAAGGGCTTTTTGGAGCCTTCGGGCAAGGTTGCGGTAAGTAGTGGATTTATATCCGTGTTTTCGCTCACTCTTTATTCTCTTTAAAAGTCCAACATGACTAATCTCTCTGCCACTCACCTTAGTCAACCAAGCAGCTACCTGCCTAGAAGGATATTGTTTTAGATGCTTCTTAGCTTTTTCTAACGCTTCAAGCTCTGCAGGTATTGGCTGCAAGAGGTCAGGATCTGTTTCATCTTGTCGGTAACCAAAAGGTATAGTTCTACCAATCTTTGGTATGGGTACATATGTTTCCTTATCTTTAGGCTGTGGAAGTATCCAAGCCCCTAAGTCTCTCTCACTCACTCTTATCTTTGGCAGGTAAAATCATAATGCCAGATGGAGTTTCAATCTGAACCTTATCTGTTTTTACCAAGCCAGCCCTGTCTAACAAATCCTTAGCAGCATTGAGCTTCTCTTTTAAGCCAAGCTCTGTAGGATCGGCAATGCCACTAACAACAGCCATAGCTGCTCTAGGGGCGTTCATGGCGATGTAAAGCTGTGTAGCTTCAATCACTTCTTCCTTCAAGACATCCATGATTGCTTTAGTGTTGTAGCCTTCGCTATAGCCAGCAAGCTTCCTTGCTGTTACAGGATTGCCACCAGCTTCAGCAAATAACACCTCAATGAATTTCTTCTGTTGTTCTGTAAGTTCTCTTTTAGCCATAGTGTTTCCTTATACTCTAGTTGCTGGATCAAAATATTCTTCAACAGACACTGTTGCATCCATTGTGCTGCCAGCCTCAGGAGTGATGGATAAATAGTCTCCAGCATTTAGAACAAGATAGGCTTGGTCAAACTTTAAGAAGTTGTAAGCAGACACTGTGTATCCACCAACTATAGCGTAGGTGAGTCCTGTAGAAGTGTCATGCCAATCTATCTGTACTGTCTTATTACCACTTGTCTTGTTACAAACAAATAGCAACTCCACCTTAGAAGTGAAGTTGTTAGGACAAGTATAGACAGTGTTGGCACTACCTGCTGTCAGGTTTAGACCAACACTTCTAAATCTAGAAGCTCTTGTACTATCTATCATTTCTTCTTAGGCTTCACTTTAGCTTCAGACAAAGCAATGGCAATGGCTTGCTTGGGGGATGTAACAACTTTACCACCTTTACCAGAATGTAAAGACTTGTCCTTATATTCACCCATCACCTTAGCAATCTTAGCTGTTTGTTTTTTAGTAGTAGGCATTAGTCTTCGCTTTCAAACTCTTTAAGTTCCCATGCTGCACATACCCGTAGGCCATGACAGACAAATTCAAACTTGTGACAATAGCCTCTACCACCAGCAGCAGTATCAAAGCTATTACGAGGAATGGTATCCATCATAAACAGCATCTCTGGGGTGTTGTTAAAATATTCACAATTGGAACAGCGTTTACGTCTTGCTTCAGACTCATCACACTGCCATGTCTCTGCCATGTCTTTCCAATATTCTGGAGTGCTGTCAGGCTCATCAGAGGGATTGTCCTTAGGACCAAGCTTCCAATATTTAATAGTATGCTCAGTGTTTGTCTTGTTCTCCTCAGGAGTAACAATGGGATAACACCCCTCAAACATCTCAGGAGCCATTAAGCCTTTCATAATTAGCCCTTACCCTTCTTAGCCATATCACCTTTAGTTGGCTTCTTCATAGGAGCTTTGGCTGGCTTACCAACACCAATCATAATAGCCACCATAGGCTTACCACCTTTAGCAGCAGCTTTAACAGCACCACCCTTAGCCATCATTGGTTTTTTCTCTGGCATAGCATAACCACCACCCATCATCTTCTTCTCTTTGTTAGTGGCTGTACGGCTACCTCTTACAGGCATACCACCATACATCATCTTCTTTTCAGGAGTGGCAGGAGCTTTCTTTGTATTTTCAAAAGCCTTACGCTCCAGCTCATTAGCTCTGTCCAAGTAGGTGTTACGCACTTCTTGAGGAACAGAAGTGTCCTTAGCCTTTTCTCTATACATCTTAACTTTTTCTGCATCGGTAGCCATAGTTTCTCCTTTTAGTTACCATTTATGTTATATCACCACTTGACTTTATGGGACCAGTAGCGAGCACTTAATTTATCTGGACTAGGATCTTGAGCATTATGTCTTGCATAATAAGATTTCTTCCTAGCTTTATCTTTATCACTGGTAGGGTTAGCTCCAGCACCTTTAACACCTTGCTGTCCAAAACGAACAAGCTTATATTCTTCACCATCTTTTGCCATAACAACATGGCTCTTTGTAGGATGGCTTGGTGTAGCTTTAGGTTTGTTTACTCCTGAAAGACCTTCCTCTTTCATCTTACTTTTAACTCGCTCTGGAATAGTCATCTAAATTTGCTCACTTTCTTAGCAATGGCCTTAGGCTGTTTAACAAACTGTTTGCCTTCTGCTGTACCTTTTCTCTTGGCTTTGGTGGTGGCAGCATACTCAGCAGAGCTTAAAGACTTGATGGCTGCTTCAGGAAGATAACGCTCTCCTGTTTTAGAAGAGGGCTTACCAGACTTAGTAGTCCACTTCTGGTCTGTCCAATCCTTTAAAGACTTCTGTGAGGCTTTCATTTATAGCCACCACCCTTAGCTTTATACAGCTTAGCAACAAGCTGTGCCTTCCTAGCACTCCATTCACCAGCATCACCACCTTTGCTACCAGCTTTAACACTAGCCACTAACGCCTTACGCATTGTAGGCTTAGTGTAGTTGCCAGCAGCATTAACAGTGCTTTTCTTTGTTGCCATGTTGTTTCTTCCTTGGTAGGTGTCTATGTTCTTTCCATCCCTCAGCTCTCATAGCTTCTTCAACTCTGTCTAAGGGAAATACATATCCTGTACTTTTTTCTAGAGATGCTCTGACGTAATAGACATCACTGTGAAACAAATGCATCTTGTCTACATATCCTCTGTGTAACGCTAATGAAGCCTGTGTAAATACACTGTAGGGGTATGTGTTTGTTAAGCCTCTGTCTTCTAAGTCTTGTCTGGTGTATAAGTTCATAATGCTTCATGCTAACACACTTTGTAACAATAACACAAGCATAGCCTAGCTAAGGTGGTATGGTAGCATTTATTGCTACTCATAACAACCTATCCCAATGTATGTCTATAGTGTTGACGGTAGAGATCCTGTGAAGAAACAACTACCATTACTTGTAGAACTATCTGTACATATCACATAGTGAAATACAGCTACCTACCACTAATATCTAGAACATACACCTAGAAAGCCCATAAGGGATGTGTTCATCTATGGCTGTTGTTAGCCCACCCTTTTAGCAACAGCTTTTAACAA